GGAACTGAACACGATATTGTTGATATTCCTAATATTAATACCAGTGCTAAACGTGCCGTAACTTGCAAGTATAACTGATTTCTTTTCATTTTCTACAACTCCTCTTATTTCTTCTCTTTCTGATGTGTCTGTTCCACCATAGACAAAAAATGTTTTTCTATCTGTAATTGTTTCTTCTACTTGTTCGTATAATGGTTTTCCATGTTTCTCAACTAACTGAAATAAACAAAGCGTATTACCATCTAAGTGTTGCAAAAGATTGACTATAAAGTTATTTCGTTTCTCGTTTGTAGCCAAATATTCTAGTTCTTCTGCATACGTCATCTTTTCACGAATATTTTTATGTTTTAATAAAATACACTTAACAGTCAAGTCTGCAAGTGTTTTCTTGTCTATAAGTTCCTTAGTGGTCACTATAGTTTCAGCAGTACCAAATAGACCTTCTAATACTAAGCGATGCGTCAGCGTTCCGTCTAGGGTGCCTGTGAGTCCAAATCTATACCTACACTGGTGTAACTTAGTCATAATCCCTGTCAATGATTTAGACTTAAACATGTGTGCTTCATCACCAATTACACACCCAAATGCTTCAAAATATTTCTTAGGCAACTTGTACAAAGATTGCCATGTTGATATCACAACATCTTTAGTTACTTTGCGATCATGACCCTGATATATCTTTTGACAGTATGTACCAGAGCTCCAACCATAATCTTCAAAGTCAGTATACATTTGTTCTACTAATGAAGTGGTAGGAACTAGTATTAGAGTTCTTAACCCCATCATTTTGTAATAACGAACTAGTGCATATATTATTAATGACTTACCAGAAGCAGTGGGAGAAAGCAACAAAGCGCGATGTCTGCTAACAGCGTGGTGTACGGCATCAATCTGATAGTCACGAACTCTAAGAGATTTTCCTTTTGACTTTGGTTTAAGAGATTTAACGAATCCTGAGACAACCTCTCGTTCAATATTTCTTTCATCTTCTACTCCATCTTCTAGTATATATTTAATTCCGTTTCTTGAACAATAGTTTTTAATATAGGATAACAACCCAACATAGATTTGTCCTGTAGCTGGTGAGAATAAACGTATCTTACCATCCCACATACGATTTTTAAACTGAGGCATAAACTTAGCGCCAGGCACTTCAAACGTAAAAAACTGTGTAAGTTCTTGTGTTGTTGATGGGTCTAGGTCATCTAAAACTAAATGCACTTCGTTCTTTTTAGATATACGCATTTTGTAAAGTACCCTGTTTACCATAGTTGCCTCTTAATAGTATATTCCATGAGACACTTATACGTTGTTCTTGAGGCGACGGCACCCAATGTTGCAACCATGATGGAAAAATTAATCCAGACCCCTCAATAGAATCAAACCTAACCATACTGGAATTGTATTGGTTTGGTGTATTTCTTGGCTGCAATACGCTTGCAGATGGTCGTGGATCAAAAAATTGTATTGGTGCGGTATTATTAGATTTTAGATAATATACACCAGACAGAAAGTTATTTGAATGTGTGTGTGGAGGGTGAACATCACCACTTTGCATTTGGTTTGCCCACATGTTTGTAATTTCTATTTTATCATATTCGTATTTTAATTTTTTTAAAATTTGAGTTGTTGATTCAATTACGCCATCAACCAAAGGTTTAAAGTTTGGTAAGAGAAACAATTGATCTTCTTCCTCTGAAAACCGCAAATTAGTTATCATGGGTTCATGATCTATCTTCAAAGAAAAAGAATGAATTGTTGTTGGAAAACAATCAAAAGATTTTACATTAACCACGTTACTATGCTCCACCTTGTTCCTTTTGTAACTGTTTTTGCTTCGTGAGGAAACATAAAGTTGGATGGAAATATAATTGCAGAACCCTTGGCTGGGCAAAACTTTTTATTTGCTACATAAAACTCTCCACCTTCATAATTATCATTAAGATATAATAATGCAGATACTTGTGGATAGCCGTAATGTTGACCATGACTATGATGAATGTTGTCAACGTGTTTAGACATAAACCCGCCCTTACCATACCGATTAATACGAAAGTCTGTGGTATGTTTAACTGCAAACAATTCAAAGTCAGATTTGTAATTTACTATCACGTTTTCAAAACACTCTTTAATATCTTGATAGAATACATTGTTTTTTCGTATCCAATACTCTAACATCTTAACACGTTCTTCTTTTATAACTCGCCCACTATCGTGTGTGGAGTATGCAGAAGGCTCATATGGAAAATCGTGTCCAGTTAAATCATTACATAAACTTTCTGAGACAATACCTTCATAATATTTTATATAACCATCTACATTCATTACATCATTCCAGCTTCAAACTTTCTCCACTCTATTGCGTTTTTAATATCCCACCCACGATTATCAATGGACTTGATTACACCATCAATATATTTTACAACAATTTCTAGATAACCAATTTTGTTCATCAGTTCAATTATATCTTCGTCAGAAGTGATGTACATCGCAAGGTCACTTTTAAGAACCTTTAAGTCAAATGGTTTAGATGCATAAACTTTTGCGTCAGCTTTACCACCATAGTATTCCCATTTCTGACGATACAAACGCTGATAGTCTCCATTGTGTTTTTGCAACAACAATTGAAACTTTGACCTGTGGTCAAGGTATTTTGATTTTATTTTTTGATTAGTAAGGGATTCAGACGCTAAGTCCTCTTGATTAGTAATCACAAGATCGTTTCTAGCTTCTTCTTTCAATTGGTCTAAATTCATTATATTATTTCTCTTCAAAAATGAGCAGAGTCGATGTACTCTCTGAGTATATCTTGACTTTCTACGAAGTCTTAATTGTAGTTTGCTAAAGCGTTATCTTTTCTGCTCGGTTATATTTATAAAGTTTTTACTTCGTATATTTTGTACGCAAACTCAGCGCTTACAATTAAATTATCAACATCAGTTGCAGATTGTGTATAATCTAACGCACCCAATGATATTGGAAAAATATCTTCAAAACTAATCTCTACGATAGGATTATTTTTATTAGACAATATCATAAGGTTTGCATCAGAATACATTGACTTGTCTGGCGTTGCATTTCCTACATCTCCAATATCTGAACTGGTTGATCTTTGACTTGCAGGCGTAGTTGATGTTACATCTCTATGTGTTGTAAATTGGCCCCTGTTCTTAGGAAATCCAATCCCCGTTATCCAATTATGTAAAGATAGATAGTTTTCTAGATACTCATCTACAATAAAAGATATTGAAAGATTTTCATATTCAAGTTTATCTCCCATTGTAGGTATATTTTTAAATGGTGTATTTAAAATTGCTGGCGTGCCAGATATGCCTGGCACGTTAGCACTAACAGTAAAAAATTCAACTTTAGGAAGCTGAAGTATACCAAACTTAAACTGAGTTGGACTTGCGTAGTCTAACTTGTCTGGTTGTCTATCTAGTGGGGATTGAGATGTTGCCATAGTTAACGATTGTGAATATACATTGTTACTTCAAATCCAAATCTAACATCTTGATAAGTTGGTTTTGTCCATTGCATAATACCTCTCCTTATTAATACTACTACTATTTATAACAAAAAAAAGGGGGAACATTAATGTTCCCCCTTCGTACCATACTACAATGGTGTTATGCAGAACGTAATGCCTGATAACCAGCTGCGATCACTGAACGAGGTGCAGTACCTAAACGATACTTGTTGTAAGTTTCCCCATCAAATGAACTCACTCGCTTGTTGAGAAATATAGGATATCCCTCAGTGCGTAGTTTGCTCATCACTGCTCGAACATTCTTTACACCATATCGTGATGTAATTTGTTTTGCAGTAAGTTCTGCTCCGCCCATTAGTGCGTTAAGAACCTTCTCAGTTTTAGTAATAGTAGTCATTATATAATTTCTCCTTGTCATGACATTAACAATCGAGATTTCCCGATTGAATTAATACTATAACACACTATATTGGATAAAGTCAATACCCTTTTTAAATAAAAGCTAAAAAAAAGGGGTCTTTTAGACCCCTTCTTAATATTAGGTTGGTTGACCCAACTCTTATGTTTATTACATAAGGTTTGTGACTTTAACCCTTCGATACCAAGCATTGGTGTTTGCATCAAGAGAAGCATCAGTGTTAACTGTGTCTCCAGCAGCAACTGCACCAGCAGCAGCGAATGGATTAGCTGCAAGACCATAACGTGTCTTGAAACCAATCTTAGGTTGGAAAGAACTTTCACCAACCGCACGAACCATCTGTAGTGGAACGTATGGGCAGTAGAAGAATCCAGCGTCATAAGGTGAAGTACCCTTGTAACCAACAACATAGTACTGCGATGCAGCTACGTTAGCAGCATATGGATCAACATATACTTTGTAACGTCCGTTCATAACACCAGCGAATGTGGTAGTTGTGTCGTCTACGTTTAGGTTGTTAGATAGAGCAGGAGTGTAATCAAGTACACCTGCCATCTGAAGTGCAGAAGCAACATCAGCTGAACAGATAATCATGTTACCTTTCCCTCTACGAGTCTGTTGACCAATCGCATTGGCATCACGTTCGATTGCGAACATTAAACCTTTGAATTTCTCAACTGACCAACGACCATTTGAATCTGTATCAAGGTCGAATATACCAGCAGTAGTTGTGTTAACTTGAGCACCCTTAACCGCAGTTACATACAACGAGCGAATAACTTCTCGGTTGATTTCTGCGAGGATTTCAGAACTTAAAATGTTAGAAAGTTCTGTCTCTGCGTCAAGACCATGAATTGCTTTAAGGTCTTGTGCGAGTTCCATTGTGTACTCAGCTTTTAACGCACGACTAACAGCAGTCACAGTTGACTTCTCGATTGAGAATGCCATCTGAGCAAATCCGTTGTCAGAACTGTCACCTAATGCTTCTGCCTGAGCAGTTGTCATACCTGTTGCACTTGTGTAAGTACCAGCTGACGGACTGTCGTTAAGAACAGCAGGGTTAGTTTCTGTTGATCCAACATCACCACCACCGATATCACCAGCGGAGTTCTGGTTAGATGCACCAGTTTGGCCAGGCAATGCCTCGTCAACAAGTGCTTCTGCACCATCTTGTGAAAGGAAAGATGAACGCATTGCAAAGATAAGACCAGTAGGCCCTGTCATTGGTTGCACACCACATACGTCATATGCAATCAAGTTAGGCATTGCACGCCGTACGAGTGATATTAAAATTGGATCCCATGT